CTGGCCTTGATGGCGCTCCCACTGCGCATCAGCTCAGACTCATACGCCTGTGCAGCGCCGCCGACAAAGCCAGCCCCAAGCCCAGCACCAGTAGTTTGAATTTGACGCTGAAGTCCAGTTTTTTCCTCTTCAAATCGTCGCTGCTGAGCGAGCGCCAAAAGCTCTCTATCTAGCTCGATTTGTTTTTGGGTATTAGATAGTCCAATCGCGAGCTGATCAATTAATTTTTGACGCTCTTGACCCTGCAATTTTGTGTTTTGCAGGATTTTTTCGTCCTCAGCTTTTCTAGTTATAATTTTTTCAAGCGCCTGAGCCTCAAACAGCAGGGAGTCTTGCCTATCTTGAGAAACAGCGCCAATCACAGAAAACTCTGCTTTTGCGAGCGAAAGCGCTTGTCGCCGCTGAGCAATATCTTTCTCTCCTTGTGCAACCTCATAAAGCCTTTGAAGCGCTCCCTGCTCTCTTAATTTTGTCAGTTGCTGTTCAAGATTTAGCGACTGACGTTGAATTGCTTCATCGCGTGCGTTCAGCGTAGTCATTTGCCCGCCAACGGCTCCGGGCGAAACCATCGGTACGTTTGGTCTCTTGATTCCAGAAGAGGCTGATTGATATTGACTAACAAGAGGGTTAATCGCTTCCCCTGACTCCCAGGCTTTTGTAATAGTATTAAGTGCATTCCACGCGTCGCCAACAGAAGCGCCCTTCAGTGGATTAACGTGTGTGGTCACATGCGCACCAAATGTTCTCCCGGTTATGCCCTGAGCGCCCAGCATTCCACCAGCGGGAATTTTTGCCCCTTTCGCAACATTAATTTTATCGAAATGTCCAAGCAGCAGTTCATACGTTTTTCCGCCAAGCTTAAATTCGCCTGTTATCCAATTGCCATAGCCTTTTCCTGTAGAGCCAGCCCCCTTTCCCTGGAAGCCAGTGCCTGTAATCGTTAAATCTATGGGCGAGCGAACACCGGCTCCGCGACCACCCGGCATGACAATATCCCAGCCTGTTTTTTCGGCGTCAGGATCTCTCTTTCTTGAAGTAAAAGCTCCTCCGCTAAAACCAGGAAGCTTAGCGCCACCAGCTTTTCTCTTTGCTTCGGCAATTCTGGCCTCATCTTCAATCTGTCGCTGAATTTTTAGCCTATAATCAGCAACCTCCATTTCATAATTGAGAGTTGCGCGACGAATCCCGTCAATTTCTTTATTGAGTTGATAGATATAATTCTCTGTCTCTCGTTTTTGCTTGGCAATATCAAGCTCAAGCATTCTCTTTTTGCTTTCAATTTGCGCCTCACCCTCAGCTTTGGTGCGCATTACTTCTGCTTCCGCAGCTAAAACTTCTGCGACGCGACCTTCTTCATTCGCAATGCGACGGCGATACTCCAGATCGGCCGTTTCAATCGCAATTTGCTTGCGAAGCTGATCAGCCTCAATCTGTCGGCGTTGAATTTGTTGCTGTTTATTGAAAATGTCTTCAGCGATTCGACGCTGCAATTCAGCGCCCTGACGCTGCAGGTCAATTGATTGCTGTTGAAGTTGAAAGCCTTCGCGATAAGCAGATTTGATTTCGTCTGCTACTTGACGCGATTTCTGGAAAACAGTTTCCTGCTCTTCTGGCGTCAAAGTTGACGACTTTGGCAGCAGTTTTGGCAAATTTTTATCAACGATTTCCTGCGAAAGCCGATTTAACTCGCTCTCGTATTTGCTTTTATTTCCAACAATTCCAAATCTAGAAGCAGAGGATGCAGCCCTTCCTCTTGCCTGTTCAAAAGCTGCAGGATCCAAATTCATGGCCTGCTGCTGTATCGTCGCTGTTGACAAGCGAACAACACTGGCTATCCAATCCAGCAATCCTGCCATTGGACCGGCAAGCGCTACTTGCAATTGCAGGTTGAAATCAGCCCACGCTTTGCTAAGCCTCGTCGAAGAATCTCCCAGGTCAGTCAGATCATTAACGCCTGAAACGCCAATCTTCTTGATAATTTCTGTTTGTATTTCGACTTGCGCCTGCTGTATCCTACCAGACTCAATCAACTTAGAAATGTAATACTCTTGCTGACGACTTGCAAATAGTCCTGCCTCTTTTAACTTTTCAAATGATTCAGTCGGATACTTAAGAGCCTTGCCCGTGTCTTGCGCAGCCTGGCTGAGCGTGTCAAGTGCGGTACCAAGCGCAGTGCCGATCAGCGAGAGACCAAAGCCCAGACCGCCACCAGCAAAGCCGCCAGCAAAACCACCGACGCCACCGCCGATCGAGGCCCCCAGGCCTTGGCCAAACAGCAACGGAAACGCACCGCCAATGAGACCCTCGGAGGTGGCTCGGGCAGAACGTTCAGCCTGCCTTCTTGACTGAAAACCGGCATAAAATCTTTCAAGCGGATCCAGTCTTCCAATTTCAACTCGACGACGACGCTGCGCTCGCAAAGAATCAGGATCAAGGATTCCCTGCGAAACCCTTTCCTGTGGTGTCATTGCAGCTATAGGGCGACTCCGATACGCCCTCGCCTGCTCCTCTGCGTCGCTAAAAAATTGCTGCCAAGCAAGTCTAGTTTGTTTTGCGCTTTCTTTGATTGAAAAAGCCTGCTGAGCCGCATCATCAAAAAATAATTTCCACGACTGCCCAGTCTCCTTTGCTTCTTGCTTAATTTGTAATGCTTGATTTGCTGCATCATTGAAAAATTGCTGCCACGATCCTCGTGTTTCCGCCGCTACTTGCTTGATTTGCAGTGCTTGATTCGCGGCATCTTCAAAAAAGGATCGCCAAGAATTTCTTGTATCGGCAACACTTTGCTTAATTTGAAGCGCTTGCTCTGCGGCATCCTCAAAAAACAATTTCCAACTATTTTTAGTGGATACAGCATCTTGCTTAATTTCTAAGGCATAATTTGCCGCATCGCCAAAAAATGTTCCCCAGGATTCCTTGGTTGATTTAGCATTTTCTTTTATCTGCAGTGCCTGTTGAGCAGCATCTTCAAAAAAGGATTGCCAGTTTTTCCTGGTCTCGGTTGCATTCTGTCTAACGCTCAGCGCCTGCTGAGCAGCATCCTCGAAAAACGCACGCCAAGACTGCTTAGTATTTGCAGCGCTCTGCTTAATTTGAAGTGCCTGATTTGCGGCGTCTTCAAAAAACGTACGCCAACTCTCTTTGGTCTGAGCGGAGTTTTGTTTGACCTGGAGCGCCAAAGAAGCCGCGTCTTCAAAGAATGTTTGCCAGGAGCTAGCAGCACGCCTTGCGCTATCAGTCTTCTTGAAATTCGCGAACGCCGCATCAAGTTCGCGAGAAATGCGCTTCAGATTCTGGTCTATTCTTCTTGCGACATTTTCGGCTTCTGGCTGATTGGTACGGGCAACAGCAGATCTGTACTCTGCCATTTGCCTGCCAACGGTCCGAAAAGATTCCACAGGAACCCCGGCTTCCCTTAAGCTTGCGATCCTTCTTTCAAATTCTTGAGATTTATAAAAAGCCTTGGACTGAAGAGTTGAGCCCCTATTTACCTCTCTCTGGCTTTCCGCAATCGCTGTCATCTCCCTTGCAAGACTTTTGACAAGCTGTAAATTTCTCGTCAGCGGACCTCCAGCCGCCTCAAAAGCAGCCTGTGCAGCAGCAGCTCTTTGCTGCAAATCCTCTGTAAGTCGCGCTCCACCGCCACCTCTTGCATATGCTCTTTGCTGCCTCTGAAAAGTCGTTACCGCACTATTTAATTGGGACTCAAGAGTAATTCGTCTTTCTACTTGTCTCAGTAATGTTTGATTGTCTTCAATTTGTCCCCTTGTGGCAGCAGCCTCTGCCGTCGTCCTAGAAAGCGATAGACGAGCAAGTCTTTGTTCAACGGTAGCTCTTCTTCGATCAGCAAAAGCGGCGAATCTAGCCTGTCTGTCTGGATCGCGAACAAATCGACCGCCCTCACCACGTGGCTGCTCTGTACCAGCAACATTCAAGCGGATTTGCGAACGCTGCAAGGCGCTAGAGGCGGCCCTCCACCTTCTTTCTATTTGTTCAATGCTATCTTCAATAGCGTTTAACTGATTAGTAAGATTACTGATATTTCTCTGACCGGCAACTAAAATATTAATCTGTGCGTCGTAACTAGCCACTTTGCTCGACCTGAGATTGCCAACAGTCTAGCCAAGCACGAAAAAGCCGCCCCCGAAGGAGCGGCGGATCAGCGACGACGAGCAGTTTTTTTGGCGTCTTCAATGAGTTTGTCGTTGTTTCGCTTTTTGATCTTGAAATAAGCGTTCCAAAGAATCATCTCCTCGTCTGTCATGGATTCCTTGAGCTGAGATAAGGTCATTTTCAACTCTTCCGCAAGAGCGAGTTGAAACATCAACCTTGAATCAGCCTCCAATACCTTTTCAATCGCTTTTGATGTCGGGATCTTCTCCCTCGCCACGAGGCCTCAGAACGCAAAGGATCATCTTTTGCAGATCCTCATCTTCAACTTCCCTTTTCAATACAGGAATGTCTCCCGGCTTGAAAAGTTTGTCGCCATTCTCGTCGAGCGCTTTCATGACCAAAAGCTGCATGGCGAAACCATTGGTGTCGCTGCCGCCTTCTTTTTGGGCGCGTTCACGCTCGGCCGCATTCAACGGCGTAACGTAAAAAACATACTCGTCGCCGCTGCCCAAGGTAATAACCTGTTTAATGGGCTCAAAATTTGCGGCTTTGCGAAGAATGTCAACGGCCCTGATCGGGCCGGAAGCAGAAGGTGTGACGGCCATAAAGAAAAAGATGGTCGAGGCAAATCATAGTCGATCATTCTTCCAACGACAAGCGCCAGCAGAATACCGCTTCGACCAAAAGTCGATGTCAGCAATGCAAGATCGTAAGATTCAAGCGAATCAACGCGAAACCTCCTCCCAGTCCATAGAAGCGAGAATCGTGTCATCGCTGCTATCGGAAGCTACTACAAGAGAAATCTCGTACGGAGTGGAAGTAAAAGAATTGCGCTCAAGCTGAAACTTGAACAAGGCCTCTTTCAAAATATCAACGCTAGTAGCAGATTGATTTGAAGCGTTAAAAAATCCACTAGCAAGGATCCTTCCACCGGAATGCGATGTTCCGCTAATGTTATACGAAACTGCACTGCTTGCTCCAGCGTCAACCCAAGTGCCCCCAGCAGTTGTGCCACTTGCACGCACCTGCCAATTGTAATTTCCGGTTGAAATTCCCATTGCGGATATGGCAGTCAGAATTACAATCGCATCCAGCCGATTGGGACTTGTTTTCAATCTTAGCGAGATGACTGGATAGAAGGTTCCAGCCGTGCCTAGGGTGCGAGGGGTGTTCACTGGAATTGAAACCGCCTGTTGAAGACCCCTGAGTTCATAGCCGCCCTCAGAAATAACAGTCGAACAAATCTGCTTCAAAGTACTAGCACCGGAAGTAGCAGCGATATTTTCTATTTCATAACGCAGGGGAAGCGAAGCAGTAGTGATATAAGTGCTATCAATAAGATTTGCGTGATTAAAAGAATGACAGTGGATGAAAACACCATTAATCGCAAAGCCGACGCGCACACTTCCGACTCCAAGCCATTCAATATCCATCCACATAATCTGAGCCTTGGCCGGATCCAAGGTGATTCCACTTGGCCCGGAACCATTAAGCTTGTCGGCGCTCCAATCAGATTGCGCAACTCGCGTATCGACAATCACGCCACTCACGTAACTGCGCTTGCACAGATAAAGCGTGGAGTCCTGTAACTCAAGATAGATGCCATTTAGTGTCCCAAAATATCCAACGCGTTGACGCAATCCTGTTTTCGCGGGGCTGAGCGCAAAAGTATTCAACGTAAGCAGAGACTTTCCTGGCTGATAGCTAAAAACTTTAGTAGTCTCTCTGTAAACTCTAGATCCAGAAGAAGAGGTAACAGAAAGGTCAACAAGTCCTTGGTTTGCGTTGAAAACGGCTGTTCCGCCAGTTGCCGTATCAGCAGTCCAGAGCCCGTTATCCGCAAAACGATGACTGGAGTCAAACAGTGTCAATGGGTTCGATACTCTCAGGCGCCCAAATGCGTCAACTGAGGCATCGGAAAAATCAGCATCAACCTCAAGCCGTCCGTCAGCTGTCGCGCCAATTTCCTTGGGTGCGCCAGTGGGCAGAGTTCCGTGAACAATGGTGTCAGGCATGATGATGGCTCAATAAAGAAAAAGCCCTGCCGAAGCAGGGCCAAGGAAGTCAAACAGCGAATCAGGTGGTAGCAAAGTCGAAGTTGACGTTTGCAGAGGGGCGGAAGTTGATGGCGACAGAAACGGCGTCATCCGGGTTGATGTTCAGACCGGCCGAGGTCAGAGTCACTTCCATGTCAATGGAGCGGCTCTTCGCTTCGTTCACGACACCGCTTGCCTCGATCCGCTCAACATAGAGCTTCATCGCAGCACCGGCCTGCTTACGCAGCAGAACGTCCTGAACCAGGCGGTTTGCAAGTCCGCTCTCTTCGTCGGTCATGTAAACCGTGGCGCTACCGGTAGCATCGCCAAAGCCAGAGATGTACTTACGGAAGGGAACGTACTGGCCCAGAGTCTGACCGATGGTTGTGCAGTCGATTTCAGAACGCGAGATGTCAAGGGTCCAATCGCGAACTTCAGCAACGGCTGCAAAGTCGGCGTAATACACCTGAAACTTGTTGGGAGTCGCAGCGACGCCAACATCAGTGATTTCAAGTGCGCTTCCACCAACACTGGTGGAAACTTGCATCGCGCCAGTAGAGGTGTTGTAGGAAAGAACGTAGTAGGTGGTTGCGGCGGAAATGGGGGTGGGCAGTGTGCCAGTCCCGGCGCCACCTGTTTGAGTGTTGACGAGCTTAAACTTAACGGGATCGCCAGCCTTGAAGTTGAAATTTGCACCAGCGTTGATAAAATCGGCGCCAACGCCGGCAACGGTCACATCGGCCGTGGTGAAAGTTGCTTCGGTGCCAGCGGGCTTGTAGTAAAAAGCGCCGGAAACGCCGGACAGAGTGGTTGACATGGCAAAAAAGGGGTAGTGACGTTAGTGGGCACTGCCCAGCTAAAGACAGGCTAGCGACTACTTGACGCTCGCCTGCCAACCGGTATCAATTCGGGCCATGAAATGCTCCGAAGTGTCAGACTGAAGAAATTTAGGCCCGTCGATTCTTCCGGTACGAACGTAAGTTAATGTTGATGTTTTGCCCGTGGTATTTAATGTTTGCAACACGTCGGCTGCTATTTTAATCATTTCTTGCGCCCTAGCGGGGCCGGCATTTTTAGCGGCAAAACAGCGAATGATTAATGCACCACGCGCATAATCGAGAGAAGATGTAAGAGTTGGCTCCGTCGTAAGGCCGAAAGTTACGTTTATTCTTACATACTCCTTTGGGGCGTCAGGCGGAACAGCAGTTACGTTGTCAACGTAAACAGGAATTGATGGAACTTGGTCATTGAAAGCTGCGATCAGCGGACCTTCGATTTTGGCGCGAATTGATTGATAATTCATTAGACACTCCCCTTGCGGATAAATGCGCGATCAACTCCAAGTTTCAAATCTCTCTTCAATGCTCCTCCTTTAGTATAATCTGGAAACCAATCTTGTTTTGCGGTAATCTGAGAAGTAATTTTTTTGCCGGGATCATTGGCTATCTGCCAACGAAGATGTTCCTGATCCGGTCTGCCCGTGCCATATTGAACAAAATCACCAATTGGATATGGCTGCTCCTTTGGAGGAGCAAACAAGGATTCCACCTCATCAATAGCAATTCCTGCATGAGGCGCCGTATTAACAACTTGAAACTGGTTATTTTTGCGCTCTAGCGATTTTTCAAATCTCTCAAGTGGAAAATTTCTCCTGTCGTACTTGTAAACTCGACCCTTGCCACGCGGAGGGCGCCCCGCTTGACCGACTGGAACAACATCCCATGCCGAAGAGAATTCACCAGTCCAGGCAGGACCGGCCCCCGCAAGGCCATTGGCAATTTCAACAGCAGACTCCTGAATAGCCTGAGCAAGCTTTCTGTTGATGTCCTTGCCCAGCTGCCTTGCGATTGAAAGATTGCTTCTGCGTGCCATATCAACCGAGCCTCGCAACAACTGAGTGCATTATAGGATTGTCGCCACGATAGGAAAGTATGTCGATGATTTTTGCGGTTCTCGTAATGCTATTTTGAGCGTACTCGATCGAATCTGTCGTCTGTGGGTAGTATCCCGACAGCAGCGAAGCAGCAAAAATAATTTTTACGTCCGTCCTTTGGTAAAAACCCTGAAGCTCTTCTGGTTTTAGTTGAGTGATAACAGCCTTGATTGCAATCTTTGTTGTCGATCCAAGAACGGTTCCGGTCTCAGGATCGTAAACTTGATTTGAAGATGCTTTGACGTAGGTCGCGTTAATCCCAAACTCACTGATCAGGGGCGCTGGGATTGAACCAAAAATCTGATCAATTAGCGCCATGACAAATCAAAACGGCCTACTGGCCCAACCACCATAGGAGGGGAAGACCTGGCCGCCCACTACGCGAATTCGATTCGGGCGAAATGCGGAATTTCCATAGTAGGGATCAACTTTAGCAACACTGTCTCGCGACACATAAGGCTGATTAAAGCTAGCGTCAACCATGTAGCGATACAAAATATCCATCGAGAACGGGGGGATGTAGTCAATTCCCGTTTGCGGATTGTCGCCCTGCTTGAATTTGACGCGCAAAGCACCATCGCCAAGCTCGACTTCCTCATACTGGTTGTTGCTTCTCAGGGAGGCGCCACCGTCGTCAACTGCAACAGCCGTATAGCCGCCACCGCTACCAAGAAAAGCCGCCATGTAAGCGACTGCAATTTCAAAGTCAATTGGCAGCGAATCTGTAGGCAGTTGACGCCCGTCAACTTTGATGATTCGCGGCCAAGACAAAGATTGATCTTGTGTCGCGACAACACCCTTCCATTTGAGAGGGTTGATCGTCATTGTCGCGGCAACAAGAGTTTGCTCTTTTGGTGTGTTTCCCAGGGCAAGCCAGGCTGTAACACCAGCGCTTGCAGGAATTTCACCAAGAAGTGAAACGGCCCTCGCAACACTCAAAAAGGAATTCGCAGTGGAAGATCCCAGGGTCGAAACGAAGGCCATTGTCGCGCCTCTCTAGGGGGTTCAGCTCTTGCTGGCAGTGGTCTTGGTCTTGGGAGCAGTCGCGGGGGCCTTCTTGGGCTCCTCATCGACCACTGGTGCGGGGCAGGCAACTGGCTCGGCCTCGGCCTCTACCGGCTGCTGGGCTGCGCTCAGGCGGGCCTCTTCTTGCTCGCGGGCCAGGCGAAAAGTAGCGATTGACATGATTCTCCTTGTAGATAAAGCCCCGCCCGGAAAAACCAAGCGGGGCCAAAATTACAACTATCAGATGTAGCAGCGGAGCTGGGTAATCCGAATGTTGCGGTTATCGGTGAACACTTTGCTCCAGTTGGTACCGGTAGCAAGTTCAGCGTTGCTGGGGGAATTACCAGCAGCATTGCCGACCCAGCTGATGCCGTTGGGATGCACAAGGTAGTGCGTACGGTTGATCAGGTAGTCGATGCCCTTGAGGGAATCGCGATCGGTTTCCAGGGGGCTCTTGGCAGGAGCATTCGCATAGGCGAAAGCGCCAGGGCCAAAGAAGTAGGTGTGCAGAACGTCAGCACCGCCAGTGCCAGCGCCAGCCTCAACAGGCAGGGTGTCGTCAACGAACACCGGGCGACCCAGGTAGGTACCCAGTTCAAGACGCTGAGCGGACAGACGCGTGTCGAGCTGCGAGGTGCTGGAAGCGGGGACGATCAAGTCCACCTTCATCAGCGCGTAGTAGACGCGGGAGTGCATCAGAACGCCGGTCAGCTCATTGCCTGCGTCACCCAGCTTGGCGATGGCATCAACCATCACGCCGGACGACAGTTGAGTGGAGGTGCAACCCACAGCATGAGACGAAACCAGGGGACCGCCGGTGGCAAACAGGCCCTTGATCACATTGATCAGAACCGATTGCATATCGCGAACCCAGTACTGACCGGTGCGACGAGCAATGGCTTGCATGGGATCGGAACCTGCCAGTTCACCAGCAAGATCAGAAGCCTTCCAGGCGCGACCACGCATGTTGCGCACACCGGTCTGCACATCGCCAGCCAGAGTGGCAGCGGTCAGGCCAGCGGTGTCGTCCAGGATTTCGGAATCGCCGGTCAGATCACCAAAGAAAGGAAGATCAATCGTCTTGCCTCCCTTTGCAAACTCAGCCTGGATGGCTTCGTTGGTGACCATCAGGCCGGAGGTGACCAGAGCGTTACGGTTTTGCAGCTCTTCCTGCTGGTATTCCAGGAAAAGCTGAGGAATGAAAGGAATGCCAGCGAGCAGCATTGTTCTAGCCTCAAATGGGTTGACGGAAGTTGCGCCTGCGGCACGGCCGCCTTGCGTTAAAAGAAACTTGCGGTACAACCGCTATTTGGGGTTGCCCCCGCGAGGCACGGCCTCTATCAATGACAGGATAGCAGCAACGACAATCACGCGTCTCAGCGTTTTTTCTTGGCGGCTGGTTTGCGCTTTTGTGGCTTCATGTTGCTTTCGCTAGCAGCAATTGCCATCGCTTGAGCACGAGTTGTAACTTTCGCGCCCGAAGAAGACTTCAAGGTACCCGCGTAAAACTCGCGCATTACCTTTGCAAATTTATTTTCAGCTTTAGTCTTTTTCATGACATCGAAAGCAAATTAAAAAGCCCCGCCGAAGCGGGGCCGGAGAATCAAAATCAGGCAGTGGTGTCCAGCGTCCAACCTTTGCCAGTAGCAACAGCTTTTTCACCGGCAGAAACAGTGGCATTTCCAGTGGTGCCGCTGATGTCCAGAGTTTGAGTGCCGGTCACGGTGGGCAGACCTGCAAACAAGTCAACGAGGTTGGTGCGAGTAAAGGCGGCGGGAATCACATAAATGGTGCCGCTTGCCATTCCGGCGTCATAGGACACGCGAAGGGCGGTGATGACTTCTTCGACAGCAGTGGTGATCTGCCGGCCGATGACGTTGCGATCAGTTTTGAAGGGCATGGCGATTGAGTTGAGCGCTCGAACACATCGTAATCAGGCCGCCCACGCCTAGCCTTTGAGTGCGTGGCAAGAAAAATGACAGAACGAAGAACCTGGGACACGCCGGTTAGGTGTCCGTGGAATCCGATCATTCATCACATGATAAAAGCGGTTGACTTACACAACCAGCTATATTTTGAATCAAAAAATATTTGGCACTTAAATAAAGCAGAAGAGATGAGAAAACAAATAGTAGAGTTAAAAAATTGGATTAATGTCAAAGAAAGTAATTAACTACCATTTTTCTTTATCTGCCCAATAAGCTGCAGACATTCTTCCTTTTGCAATATTTTTTGCGTGTCTTGCCTTAAAGGAGCGACGGCGAGCTTTTTCTTTTTCGGTTTGCGGATTGCTACCAGCGCCCGAAACACCTTGCTGGCCAAAACGAATCAGCTTGACCTCGTCGCCATCTTTTGCAAGAACGGCGTGGGACTTGGTTGGATGATTTGGGGTTCTCTTAGGTTTGTTGTAGCCCTCGAATGTTTCGCCCCTGTAGGTAATTGACATTTCAAGAATGCGTCTATCACGAGCGTAGCAATAAAAAAGCCCCCGAGAGGGGGCGTTCATGCGAATAACGATCAAGTCACATGTTCTGCAAAGCACGCCCGAGAACGGGATCGAGCTTGCCAGAAAGACGAGCTTCGGAAATGAGGCGCTTCGCTTTGTCGGGATCTTTTTGAAGAATCTCAGCGGCCTTGGTTGCGTTCAAACTGTCCTTGCTGAAGGGATTGTTTGAATAAGTGATCGGCGCAGCTCGGTTCGGCGCAATGCCCGACCCAGTCGCCCCGCTACCTGCAAAGTAAACAGAAAACTCTTCGTCATCACGAAGGCGGGAAACTGCATCACGAAGGGAGACGGGATCGTTTTCTGGTCCGTAAACGACAGTTGATTCGTCATCAAGCAAACGAAACTTTTCCTTCATCAACTTGAACAGGTGAGAAGGACGACGGCATTCAGCTTTTGAAAGCTCGTCAGTCACATATCGCTCAAGTTTGTTCTCGCGACGCTTCTCTCGTTCCGTATTACGCTCTTGCTCAAGGCTTTCATTTACCTTGCGCAGGTCGCTGATTTCCTTGCGTAGCGACGCGAACTGGGCCTTCATGGCCTCGTCCATCGCCTCGGCAGGCGTCTGCCCAAGAGGGTTCGCAGGTGGCTGCTGCTGAGGCTCCTGCGGCTGGCTCTGGACGTTCTCCCTGGACCTGAGGCCCGCAATTCGATCTGCCAAGCCCTCCTCGTCAAGGTCGTCGGTCAACTCAATCCCGGCAACCTTCAGAAAAGTGTCAACAGTTTTCTTTTTCCGAAGATCCTTGAGCAGCCCCTGATTGGTTGCCTTCAGCTTTGCGTTTTCGCTTTCAGCGCTTTCAGTTTTCTTCTGCAACGCTTCAAGCTGGGCAAGAGCCTCTTCAAAGGACTCCGGAGTCTGGGAAGGCATACAAAGTCAAATGGTGACTGACTAAATAATAGCACCGTCTGCTTCGCTTGTCTCAATGCTCATTTCGCGAGCCTCAAGATCAGCGCCTTCGCTCAACGGGCTGCTTACGTCAACTGGAATCTGCCCGCGATTTGTCATCTGGGGCACATTGACACCAATACCAAGGTCTCGCGCAGTTTCCTTGCCGTCAAGCCCCATGTCATTCAGCATGTTCGCGACGCTGAAATCAGGCAGGCCTTCAAACATTTCGCCCGCCTCAAGCATCCGAAGGAACATTCCAATCGTAATTGCATTGCTATCCTTAAACAATGAGCTAAGCGCCATAACTTGCTGAGAGTGGAGCTTAACAGGAATGAAGTTTTTACTGATCGTGACGCGAATTTGATCAAAGTTGCGATACGCGGATGCGTAAAGCAACGCACGATTCAACGCGTCCTCAAGAGATTGCACCAAAACAGCGAGCTGCGAATCACTTTGCGAGCGATCAAGTAGTTTTGCAAAACCTGACTCCGCCTGAGTCTTGCCAGTTGTCATCGCGACAGCAGCAAGACGCTCCATAGCAGACTCAATGCGGGCGAGATTCTGCAAAGTAACAGAAGCGCCCTCCATTGATGCACTCATCAGATCGAATTTTGCGTCAGGATTCTGTGAAAACAGCGCCCTACCCGCACCCGACTTAATCTCGTCGTCCGGGCGCACGCCTGTTCCCGTGAGAATGGGCGAGGATGTAAGGTGAATTGATTCTGCAAGATCAGCGGAGACACTCCAATGGTGCAAATTTAGACGCGCAATGTCAAAAAGCAAGGGGCGCCCACGGAAGAAGGCCTCCTTTTTGCCTCCGAACACAGGAACAAAAGGAATGAAGGAGACAGAGAGATAACTTGTGTCTTCTAGCGAATATCTATCAACATCACCGGGCGAATTTGTTTTCGCGTAAAGGCGACAACGAACTCTTTGGGTGCTTGTTGCAAGTTCTGGTTGATCATTTAGCGCGGAAACAGTATTATCAGCAAGATCAGTAATGTCATAAACGCGCACTGCGGGAACAACTTCCTCGAAGAATTCATTGCTTTCGCTTTGGCGACGAATTTCTGTCTTGACACGCAAGTAAGTTGGGAATGCGCCGAATAGATTTTGCGTGCCAATGTTAACATTAAACACATCATAGCGACACTCAAGGACCTGATCCATGCGCATCAGGACAAAATAGGGTCGCGGATTGAGACTTCTCTCTTCTGCGGCGGACAAATTAGGTGGAAGCTTGGGATATTCTACCCAAATTGCAGAAACACCCCCATCA